AAGGAGTTCTATATCCATAGCTTCTTAAATAAAACATATATTTTATGCTTTAATATGTTTTAATATAGTTATTTAGCTATAATATAACTTATAAGCTTCGTCAAATTCTTCGCTTGTTATATGTTTTTGTCTACTAAGAATATGATTTTTATCATAACAATAGCTGTCTTCACTTCCCGACTCAATGTCCATATCTAAAATAAATCTTACACAAAAACGGGCTGTTAAATGTTGAGTATTAAGCACCACTTTTTTATTTAAATAATGCATATGCTTTGTTAAAACTGCAATAGAATATTTTGTTCCACATAAATCAAAATCACTAATTTTTTCATTGCAATAAGTCTCCATTTTATACTTTATTAATATAAATTAAAAACTATAAATTATAAACTATAAAAGTTAATTTTCAATTTTTTCCTATTTAATATTTAAACGCACTTAAATAATGAATTACGTGTTTTATTTTTAGGGCATTTAGCATTACAACGCTTTGTAATGTGATTATAATCTTTGTTTTTGCTTATACACAGTTTCTTCTTAGCAACTGAAGAATCATTGACAACTAAACTTGTGTTGTGCTTCTTTTTTGTTACACTATTACTTTTTTTCTTGCTATTTGCTAAATTCATTTTCACGCATCTAAAGCTCTTATTTCTAATAAACCCTGTTTTGCAGTCAGCAACGCATCTATTTGTAGAAGGATTTAATATTGGCTTAGCTTGAGGGCAAATTTTGGCTAAGTCGGCTTTAAATTCTTTTTTCTTTATTTTTTCTATAACATCAATTACTTCTGGGGAGGGTTGTTGCGTGGCCTTCTTTAAATAACAATTATGTTTTTTCAGTAAGGCAACATATTTTTCTTTAAGTTGAAGTATATTAATATTTCTCTTGCTAACATCATATTTAATATATTCAAGCAATAATATACTAAACTCCTCAAAAAACGAACGTGGAATAGCATCTTTTTTAAGTCCACTATTTCTATAATCTAAAACACTCACCATATTTAATAATGCCAATGACAAACAATAAATGTCAAAAGATTTTTGTAAATAGCTAATAAAGTCTTCGTGCGTTTTAAAATGCTCTTTAATTTTAGTGCATTTTAATTTATTAGAATTAAACGAAAATTTATTTGAGCAACTATTTTCAGGAGCATAATAAGTATGACTTATTCCTAATCTCTCAGTATTTGAGCTACATCTTTTAGCAAATCTTTTGAAGTTTGTCATCAAGCCAAAGTCAATATATTTTGCTCTACCATTGTTTACATTATATACCATATTGGCTAATTTAATATCTCTATGCATAATTTCGTTAGACTGAAAAAAGAGTAGTCCGTCAAACAATTTTATTAATGAGGTCAAAAATACTTTCTTTTCGTCTAAGCTTTGTAGCATAAATACTTTGGTTATATGGTCATATATACTTAAGCCTCCGTCTTCTAATAATAACATTCGTAAATCATCCTTAGCATTCTTAAATGCGGTTTTAACTTTTAGCGTTTTACATTTTTTAACGCTGGCATTAAAATTTTTGTCTAATAATGGCTTACACAATAGCGGTCCAGTTATAGCATATTTATCTAAACCTTGTATATTATTTATTGCGCTATATTCTGCTTCTTCGTTAATAGCATGTTGTCTCGTCATTATTTTGGATATTTTATTAACATAATCTTGTGATACAAGATTTTTAGTTTCATTACATAAAATAGGTGGTTTTAATACACAACCATAGGTACCTTCACCGACAACTTTAGATGTCATTATATATAACATATTATTTATTTTTCCATAATTAATAAAAATTAGTTATATATAATATTGTATATGGAACTAACATTCAAAAACAATAATTTTTATTATTATCATTATAAAATAGTTCGCGGTGAATTAAGTTGGGTTTTAGTTCCTAGCGTTTTAGCATTAATATTTTATTTTAATTCTTATATTAAATATGTAAGTTTAATTTTCCTATTAATTGGAATAGTTGGAACTATTGACTCTTATAATAAGAGTAAGCGAGAACAATTACTTGGAATCCTTTTTGCTGGACTAATTACACATATGCCTGGTTTCTATCCATTGTTAAATGTTAAAAAACATTTTGCCTTTAATAAAGTAATATATGCATTTGGGCTAATAGCATTAGCAATAACATATTTTTTACCTTATTGGCCTTATACTTTATCGAGAAAAGCAATAGCACTAATAATTAGTTTATTATATTTAAGTTATACACTATATCATATTATTAATACATTTTTTTTAAAAAAATAGTTTAAAAATAAATTGTTATATTATGTTATAGTAAAAATGTTTTTCGAATTTGAACATTTGAAAGCAATGAATATGGGCTATTTTGAACATATGTATATTTCTTTAAGTTATGTTGCTATATTGTTTATTTCAGCAATTAAAGCGCTTATTCATTCATTTATTCCTGATTTATTTGAAGCTTCAACAAGTCAATGTATTGTTGAAATTCATAATAAATTAGAAAGTCATAATGCGAGAAGATTATAAAGATTATGAAAAAATTGATTAATTTTTATTAGTTACATTATATTAGTACTAACACAAAAATGCTGAAGGCTAATGATTTAATTGCTGATGTTAAAAAAAGTATAGAGCTAATTGTTATGAGCGAAACTAATATAACGAAATATTTGGATTTGTATAATTATTCTATAAAGGATTATGGTTCCATGGATGAATATATTTTGGACAACTATAATTATGAATTATTTGGAAAAAATGAGAAGTGGGCACAACTTGAAACTATTGGACATAAAGAAATTCAACATTTTATACCCAGCATTATACTTATTTCATATAACTATAATAATTATAATGAAGTATTAAAGTGGATTATAAAAGAAGACTATTATAAATTAATCAGTTTTTATGCTTTAAGCGTATCGTATAAAATTATTAGAAATAATATAGCTGCTATTAAAATGACGTGGTTTAATGATGATAAAACTTGTGAATAGGCTTTGTATTGCGTTTATTTCCATTTTTCTATTATTTTTCTATTATTTTTATTATTTTCTTTATTTTTCTATTATTTTCTCTCTATAATAAATTATAACTCCATAACTAAAAGTTTTTTATTTAGCTAACAGTTTAGAAAAATAAAAAATAACAAAATAGCAAAATAACAAAAATATTATATAAATACTATATATATATGTCTAACAATAAATCGAAAAAGAATAGAAGAAAACGTATAACGTATAAAAAATTTACTTCAAGAGGTGGTAAAAGCCAAAGAACTGCAAGATATCATAAAGGTTATCATTCTAATATAAAAAGAGCAAGCGCTCAATGTGAAACTAAACGAAGACATAATGAACATCCGTCATCACGAGCAAGATTTGGTACATTCACAAGTAAGTAGAAATGTTAGCGTAGAGTTAAGTCAACAAGGTAGTCTTATTGTATTAGACATTTGTAGATTATAAATAAAATTGATTTGCCTTTTCAATTTATAGTTAATATTATTAACTTAAAATATGGCGGCTTCAGCACTAATTTTAATGACTTTAGTAAATTCTAATACAACAAATATGTTCGACTTGAACTATTTGAAAACGCAAAAAAAGGACAATTATCTATTAAAGAAGAATGTATATGTAAATAACCGTTATCGAAACGTGGGTTACAACGCACCAATCTTTACAAGAAAATCGATTAATTATATGTATTCAAATTATAATATTAAACGTTAAATAATTTTATGTTATAGTAAATAGTTTGTCATATTTTTTTTAAATTATTTTAATTATTGATTATTATTCATTATTATTCATTATTATTCATTATTATTTTTTTTTATTTTTTTTATTTTTTTTTATTTTTTATTATTTATTATAATATTATAATAAATAATAATATAGTAATATAATTATGAGTGTAACTGTTGATAATGATGTTTATAGAATAGCATTAAATAATTTTGATAAGCAAAATTATACAAATAGTGAGATTATGAATAGAAATATTCCATCGGGCGGCATTACAATGAATTTTTCATTTAGGCCGGTAAATACTAAATATACATTTATGCCAAGTGTTGCTCCATTAGTGTCTGCTGTGGAACCTATACAAAATTATAATAATTATGATAGTAGCTCTATTTTCTTTCCAGGAACCAGGAAAATGCATTTTTGCGGCTTTTCTTCTAATATAGATCAAGAGTCAACTTTAAGAAATCAATTCTTTGCACTTCAAAAAGCAGACCAAAGAGCATATATTCCATCCAGCACCAGTGATTTATATGAAAATAATATAAATTTTATAACAAAAAATGAGAATTTGGATAGTCAATTATTATTTAGAGAAGAACAATTTCAAGACTTTAATCCAAATAGATTTCCAACAATAGGTAATGAATTATTTTATAATTCGACACGAGTTCAATTAAAAAATATAAAATAAATTTATAGTAAAATGCTTAATAATAGCACAAAAATAAAGGAAACTAAGGAAACTAAGGAAACTAAGGAAAAAAAAGAAAATAAGAAAAAACCAAAACAATTGAAAGTTGTAAGTATAGATTTAATTGAGCAACATAAGCAAGAAAAAGAAGAAGTGAAAGAAGAAAAGCAAGAAAAGCAAGAGCAACTCAATTCTTTAAGTTTAGAACAAGAAAATTTACAAAGGCAAATTAATATAGACTTACGTTATTTCGCGAACCAAAACCAAAACTCTGCTTTCAAAACAAATAAATTAGAGGATTTGTTAAGCACTAATTATTTATTAAAGGATATTTATACTAATATAGAAGAAAACATCGACATTTATAAAGAACAAATATTAAAATATAACGCAACAACCTTAGAAAAACTTGTAGAAAATAGCAATAAAATAATGAACGGCGAAAAATACAAGCTTTATTATTTATTATACGTATTAAATCTAATAAGTCATTTAAAGGAAAAAAAGATTAAAAACTCTATTAAAGAAGAACTCAAAGATTTTACAAATATTTCCTCTTTTAGAGAGGACACCTCTTTAAATGATTTCAATATACATAATACAACATTAAATAGTATGTGTACTAAGAAATGCATAACAAATTTAGATTTGTTTGTTGTTAGAAAAACAACAAATAATAAACAAAAAATACTTCCACAAAAACGCAGTTAAAAATTTATTTTATATTTCTATATTAAATAGAAATATAAAATAATATGTATAATACATTTAAGAAAATACGCACCAAATTTAAAAAAAATACGCGTAAATTTCGCAAGCTCAAATGCTCGCCATACCAAAATAAATATGTAGATGGTGAATTAAAACACTATACTTGCTATACGCGTAATAATTTACAATTATTTAAAAACATTTGGAATTCTAATAATAGCGACAAAATTTTGACTAATAATAGTAAAGAAATATGGGAGTTTTTCAAGCAACGATTAGATAAGCAATGCTATGATGAATTATGTTGGTTAGAAAAAACCCCATTAAGTAAGCTTAATAATAAAGAATTATTAATAAAAGAAATATTTAAGCCGTTTTCTCCTGAGAGTTGGTCGTCAAAGCCCAATACTTGGCTCTCGAGTGTTGATATAACTAAAATAATGAAACAATATGAAAAATCTCATAAACATTTTAAGTTTATAGGGCCGTCTCCTATAGATTTTGATGCGAAAGAAATGTTTTCAACTTGCGTATGGGAGCAATTATGTAATTTCAATTTAGGAAATCATATCAAAAATAAAATAAGCAAAATAGGAGTAATATTTAACACTGATCCTCATAACAAACCTGGTAAACATTGGATATCTTTATTTGTTGATTTGAACAGAAAATTCATTTTTTACTTTGATAGTAATGGAACAAAAATGCCAAAACAAATAAAAGTATTGATAAACAGAATAGTGGATCAAGCGCGTAATTTAAATATTCAATTAACAGTAGATGATAATGAAGGTTTTACTCATCAATATAGTGATGGGCAATGTGGTATGTATGCGTTGTATTTTATAATAGAATTATTACAAGAAAATAAAACTTATAGTTATTTTAAAAATACACGCATAAAAGACAGCACAATGAAAAAATATAGGAAAAAATATTATAATGAGGCAAATATAAAAATGAATCCAGTGTTTATTGATTAATGATTTAGCTAATAGCTATTATTTGGATTGCTCTTGTTCTTCGTGTTCTGCCATTAAATGCGGACTTGAATTAGAAATCTTAGTTGATTTCGCATTAGTCGACTCTAATTTAGTTAATATATATTCACCACACGGACCGCAGTTGTCTTCATTTGCTAAATCTATTTTCTTATTTAACTTAATAGCACAGCGTTCTTGGCTCCACCGTCCAAGAGGTCCCACTTCATTTAGAAATAACATATTGAACATCGTCTTGCTATATAGAAACTTGGTTGCTTTTGTAAAAGGCATTATGCTTATGCTTTTAATATGATGTATTTTATAATAAAAAAATTATAGTCAATTTTTTTATTAAAAATACATAACTTAATATTCAATATTTAGAAATCACCTCCACCAATTACATATATTTTCGATGTTTCTTTCATAATTCCACGCTCCTTCAGCAATCGCATCAATAGTGTCGTCACATTCTTTAATATAGCGCAATAACTTAACACGTAAATTACAACCCATATTGTATGATGGAGCTTCCGTTCTTTCATTTTTTAATTTTTCATCGAGAGAATTCATTGCTATTAATATTGATAATGAGAGTGCCTTATCTGAAGCGAGTCTTTCCGCAGTATTTAAAGAATTAATACGACAACAATATCCTCCATTTCCATGTTCAACTCTCGCAGTATGATATAAAGCATTTGCTTTACGTGCTTTTTCTATTGCTAAATCGGTATTATACCTTCCTTTCTCTTCTGCCTTTTTGAGAGGTACATTCACATCACATCGAACCATTGCCTCAACTATCCTCGCCTCAACAGCCCTTGCTGATGCCCTACTTGCTCTCGCCTCTATCCTTCTCGCCGCACTCGCTCGTGCTGTCGCTGCTCTCGCCTCGTAAAGCAACCACTCATGCTGCTTTAGTGCTTTTGCCAACTGCTTCGACCTCCCCACCGCTGCTTCTGCCCTCCTCACTGCTACTTGTGTTCTTAGTTCTGTCTGTGCTATTTCCAAATGTGCTTTGCGAAGCATTTTAACTGTAACAGCACGTCGCAAAAATTGGGAAAGGCGTTCTTCACTGGGGCTAAGTTTATCTGCAGCTATTCTAATAAGAGTTTCTTGTGTTTTTTGTCGTGCTGTTTCTATAAACGCTGCTGCTTTTGATGCTTCTGCTGATGCTTGGATCCATTGTTCCAAAATAGTTTCTATTTGTGAAGAATTTATAGTTGGCCTACAAGCAATTATTTTGCTTTTAAGGTTTTTTACAAGAACTTGAGCAGAAGCATCAGTTAATGGTATAAATGTAGTCATTACTTTATTGGTTTCTTTGGTTTATATTAATAAAACTATTTAAAGACATTACTTTCAATTTTATTTTATCATTTTATTTTTACCAATTAACCCAATAAAAATTGAATTAAAGATTAAGATTATTATTAGACTTATAACATTAATAATAATCTATTATGGCAGCAACAACAACCAAAAAGGTGCTTACTGAAGATTTGGGCAAAATGTTCGAAATGGCAATTTGTTTATATTATGAAACGCCTTATGATGGAACTTATAAATATAGTTTGGCTGAAGCGCAATCTCTCAAAAACAGACTTAGCAATCTTAAAAATGTCTTTCCTTATAACATTAGGCATTGCGCAAGATACGGGAGCAAATATGATTTTGAATGTGTAGACAACCCTTTAATCCACTTAAGCGCTAAAACGAGCAAAAATAAGACTGGTAAAGTTTGTCCGCAAGTATTAGGGCAACCCTCACGCAAAAAGTTTTGCGAGTTTTTCGCACTTGACATAAGTATAGGCTTAGACCAAATCAAGCTCTTTATTAGTAATAACATAGCTAATTTATTACAAGTCTATAGTGCGCATACTTTTGATTGTCCTATATTATATTATAATAAAACTAGTGATATGCTTGCCTTTATATTATTAAAACAAGAGATAAATTGGTCAAATTATAGCATTAACTTTAGTCACAATATTAAAAAAAAGCTATGGAATGAAAGTTCGTCTATTAGCATAAATGGCGTAACAATTGGCGAATTTCAAGTGCATAATAATCGCGACTGCATTAAATTTCGCTGGGCATTTGAAAATTTGCTTACAGTGTTTGGGGAACATTTTACAGTTGTTGCTTTGTAGTCGCTAACGCTAATCAAGTATAATTTATGGATTAGTCTTTATATACCCTTTTTTTTATTTTTATTGTAAAAGCGTTAATATTTTGTCATAATATGTTTTATCAATTTCGCAGCCTTTAAAAAGTCGTTTAGTGTTTTTACAAGCTAGCGCAGTTGTTCCAGATCCTAAAAATGTATCTAATATTGTATCGCCTTCATTCGAATGTTTTTTAATGAGTTCTTCAAATAATGCTAAACTCTTTTGCGTAGGATGAAACCTATTTTTACCGCCTTGTAACGGATAACTATAAATGCCGTTGTCATAACTGCTATTAAATGTTGGATTGCTGTCTTTAACGCCTAATAGCGCAATCTCTCTTGTATTAGTTAAATAATTGACTTTACTATTTCTTGGTTGCGGATTAGTCTTAATCCACTCAATAAACCTTAGCTGCTTAAAATTGTATTTTTCTAATAAGTCTTTGAGGTTTGTAATTTTCCATAAGTCAAAGAACATTATTAACGTGCCTCCTTTTTTAAGTTTGCTATAATAAAGCTCAATAAACTTTTCCAAAATAGCTAACGTAAAATCACTATCCCAAGACCCGTAGTCGGTTTTAACGCAATATTTTTTTCCATATATTGACCCATATTTAATATAGTTGCTTTTATGTGTGTCGTCTTCAATTGCGTTTTGCTCTTTATAATTTGTCCATTCTGCTTCTGATTTAACCTCGTTAATGTCATTAGCTTCATTATATTTAACATTATTATAATGCTTATCTAGACCACTCGACTTAGATATAATATAAGGCGGGTCCGTTAATATTAAATCAATAGAGTTGGGATCTAATGTTTTTAAATATTCAAGACCGCACATATTTTCAACGCTAATAGAAGGATTAGCGTTAGCAATGGTTTGATTGTCACTATTTTTAGTAATACTAATTTGAGGTTCAAGTAATTTAATTAAGGCATCTTTGCTTTTTGATTTATAATTTGTAATTCCTTGTTGCTCGCATTGTAACATAAGCTCAGTTTTAGTTAATTTTGCTAACTCCATAACTTGGTTATAATACATTACTTAATAATTGTATATTAATTATTCAATTTTTAAATAATTAATAATTGAAAAATTAATTTTTAATGTATACGTCTTCTTCTTGAAGCTTTGTGTCGTCTTCTTCCTTTTGCCTTTCTACTTGTATGGCTTGCCGATTGTTTGCGACGCGCTTCCTCTTGTTTTTCTCTCTCACACTCTGCTGCTGCCGCTTTTCTTCTCCTATTTGCGTTCCTATTACTACCATAACTTACATCACGCGGTTTAGGGTATGCACACGCTGGACTTAATGGAGTTGATGGGCTTGGTGGGCTAGATGAACGCGATGACATTTTATTTATATATATAAAACTATATAAAAACAAAATGAAAAATTACTAAATATAAAATTATTTATTAATTTTTGTAATTAGCTATTAAGATAAATTTGTATGTGTATGTGTAATGTTCCATAATTTTTCTAAGCTCCATATAGGAGTGCGCTTGTTTAGTGCCCATAATGAAATGCGATTTACATAATGGCGACAATCATTAATACCTAATATATATTTTTTTGGTAGAGTTTTTTCAAATTGCTCCACTTCTTCCAACGATTTGCTGGTTTCACCCCAATATATGGTTTTATTTGGAACATTTTCAGGTATATAAAATCTATATAGCTTATCCACAAATGTTAGTTGTTTATTTGAAACAACCGCACCATTAGTATTTACATTAATAGCATTATTTACATTATTATTAATTGTTTTAAATTCGCATTTATTTGGTTCGCAAAAAGGGCGGTAATCGTATCTTAATAGACTATTATTATTTTTAAAACTTATTCCAATATGATATAAATTGAAGTCATCATTAAATCGTTCCAAATGTAAATGAACTTGTGTTTTTTGATTAATTAGGGGCATAGAAAAAAATGAGGCATGCTGAATTCCTAAAAATAGAAGTGCTAATTTAAGCATTATATATTTATATAAAATAAAACATTATATTTTTATATAAATTATAAATTATAAATTAAAGTGTTACATTTGTAGTATACTATATGGCAAATTTAAATAGCAACGCCAACGCAAAATTAAATAGCAACGCAAATTTAAATAGCAACGCAAGTTTTATAACAAGTAAGAACAATAAAGAGGTTTTATGGAATGTATTATATAACAATAAAGTGTTTAATAATATACCCGAAACCGATTTTAATAATATTCAAATGTTATTCGAAAAAACAATACTAAAAAGTTTGGATGAAAACAGAGAGCTTTCCACTAATACTATTAGCGACCCTAAAAATATTATTGCTATAAATAAAATTATATTACAAAATATGGTAACAACTATAGCTAATTATAAAAAATCATTATTAACTCCCATTGAAATAAAAGAAACGTTAAAAGCCGAAAAACTGGAAGAATTTGATAAGGAACTTAGTGCTAAAAAGGTGAGTTTTAATGAGCTTATAACATTGAAAAAGCCAGAAATAATAGATTTTAGCGATGTTAAAGAAGATAACCCGTTAACAAGTAATAATATGAATGAGCTATTAGAAAAAATACAAAAAGAGAGATCTATTACTTTTCCTCAGGCTAGCATTGAAGTGGTTGATTTAAACGAAGGCTTGCTTATGAAGAAAGAAGGAATCGAAGAAATCTCTCAATTTAACGTTAACAATTCTTTAAAAAACATTAGCTCTAACAATATTGACTATGAACTGCATAGTAAAATAGATAAGTTGTCTGTCCAGTTAGAGCAACTATTAGCTAACCAAATGCTAATAATGGAGAGAATAAATAATAAAGAATAAAACCATTTAAAAATTAAGTGCTAAACTATTAAGGGCACTTTTTCCATAAGTCGCCCAATGTTTGAATAAAAAAATTGATTTATATCTTTTTATATTTATTATTAGAGTTAAAGTTTAATAATAAATAATGTACAGAAGCCCTTTTATAGATATGCTGCAGGATCTGTTAGTTATTGGGCTAATTTGGTTGTTATTAATGATTGGTTATATTATAGCATATGGGCGCTTATGTTAAATATTAAATATTATATTAAACCTTCTCTAATTTATATGTGCCGTTTTCTTGTATTATTAACTTACCCACAAGCAGCAATTCATTTTTCAAAAAACTATCATAATCATAGAGCTCTTGCGTTTCTTTATTATACGCATATTTAATCTTATTTAATATTAATTCATTTAGTTTTAATACTTGTTTTTTCTTGTTTAGTTTCATACCTTCGTCTTTATCTTGCGCCTCTATGTTTGGAGTATATATATATTTGCTTTCACTTGGATTACCTATTACAAAGCATTTGATATCTTTTTCAGTACTTGACGACCGCGTATGAATACTACAATCTATTGCTGACTCCTTTACGCTTTGTAGCAATGATGCATTAATTTCCTCTTTTATGCTCGAAATTTCGTATAAATATTCATCGCTTGTAATGACTTTCTTCTTATCTTTTTTCGATATATCTTTTAGCCTCAATTCAATAGATAAGTCACTCGTCAATTGTTGCTCGCTAAAAACCATTAAATATAAAAACACGTTCACAGTTTGCAGCTCTTTCGGCAAGTCGCTATGACTACAAATACGCCGCGCACGACCAATGACCTGATGAATACGCACAGGATGCCAATAAGGCTCAGTAATATGGACATAACGCACATTTTTCAAACTAATACCTTCCGCACCTGATGACGTAATCATTAATACCTTAATTATTTGTCCCATAAAATTATTGTCTGACAATGTTTGCAAAGTTTTTACTAACGACGACGGAACAAGCTTCCAATTACTATTTAATACATTTTTAATAATTTCACGCTCTTCAGGTGTTTCTGAGCCGGTATAAGAAGCAAACATAGGCTTGTTTATATCTTCGCTGGATACATTTAAAATATATTCTCCGCTTTCATTTTTTTTAATCTTAAATTCTGCAAAATTATTTTCCTTTAAAACCAACTTCAAAATACCTATGCCTTCTAATGTTTTGAATTGCGAATATAATAAATGAATACCTTTATGGTCGCTATCAATAATATTTTCTAAAATATGTAAAAATTTGGGGCTATAAAGTTGCAGTCCTTGCTTAGAGAGATATTTGCTCCCATATTTCTCAAGTTCTTTTAGTGCCTCAGCAATACGCTTGCTATAACTTAAATCGCCCAATTTTTGAGCTGCTGCGTCTTGCTCCAAATCCTTAATGTCGTCACCATCATATTTACCATCAATATTGTCCAATTTTTCAGAAATACTTAGATTATCAATAACATCTTCAGAGAGATTTTTACCAATGGCCTCATCATCATTCAATTCAGTAATATTACCTAATGTTGTTTCAAGGGTTTCATCGTTATTTGGCATAGGACGCTTTATATCGGGTTTTGGAAATACAAAATTACAAAAAGCACGAGAGAAAATGCGATATGTCGAAACGCTATCACTATAAAGATCGTCTCCTTGTGCGCCCGTCTTCGTTTTTTTAGATTTCTTCTTTTTATTAGAGTCCTCTAATTTGCGCTCTTGAACACGAGCTTCTTCATAAACACCAAACTGAAAGTCGCTCATAGGAATTTTAATTATTTTAAAGTCGTTACTTGAGCTATGTGAGTATTTAGGCATCAATTGCTCTTGTGCACTTCTAAAATAAGATGTTAGCCCTATTATACGCATTTTAAACATAGATGGATTATTTATCGAATTATTTGAACTAATAAATAAGGACTTAAAATCGTCGAAATTATCAGGAAGAGCCTTATATCCATTTATATTTATTTTGTTGTCCGCTATTTTGAGAGATTGAGCCTCAAAAGCACCTTTAATTTTCTGTATAAATTCTTCGCTTGTTATTATATCGCTTGAATAAGTTAACTTGTTTTTATTTGTATCTGATTTAACGTAACCAAACGGGTTTTGCGTAATAGTAACTTCATAGCTAACTGCATTATATTCTATAAGGTCAACATAATTTAGTATATTTGCGGCTTTTAAGATGCCTTCTATTTTTTCTTTTGTCATTGTTTTCTTATCTAATATTAGCTTACAATTATAGCTCCTGATTGTCCCGCGTAAAATGTTAAATAATATTGCTATTTCATTTGGATAATTAATAATTGGTGTTCCGGTCAATAATATAATTTTGCAGTTTTCTGCGTCCATCAAATAATTATATAATTTCATTGATAATGAGGATTTACGGGTCAATTTATTAACTATTCGGCTAATAAAATTGTGAGCTTCGTCAATAATTATTACTTTATTAGAAAAAGGGTTTATTGTTCCGCCGTTAGTCATTCCGTTTAAGTGAGAGCTTCGCAATCCGTTATAGCTTATAAATTGATACTTATAATTTATCATTTTGTCTAATTGCGAATTTATTTTCTTTTGGTCCTCAAAATCCAGGCTGTCATAATTCGGCTCTTTTTTAACATTAATAAACCAGGCTCCTCCATTACTAATTATATATTCTTGAGGTAGCTTTAACAGTGAGCTTAAATATTCCACATATTGCGGATTTATTTTGGTATCTATAAACTCCCAAAATTGATTTTTCTTATACATAAAGTCTCCGCATTTTTTCAACTCTTCAACATAATTGTCTCTTAGCGAGGCAGGTGTCAATATTAGCACCTTTTTATCATTTTTAATTCCCTCGGCAATAGCAATAGATGAGCACGTTTTACCTGATCCAAGTCCATGATATAATAAGAGCCCTCTATATGGCGTATAAACATTTATATAATCTCGCACAATCTTTTGATGAATTAAGAGAGAAAAATTAGAGCTGTCATTAGATGCACAACTTATTGATGCTTTGCCTGACAACATATCTTGCTCCTCTTTTAATAATTGTTGCTTGTAAGGTTCAAAGAGAGAATTAATAAAACTTATAAAAATCTCTCGATTATATAAATAATAATTAGACGCTTTTATTAATACATTAGGCTCTAATTTAGGAATTCGCGATAAAAAGAGTGTTTTTCCCAAGCGAAGATCTTTTGGAATGATTAAAGTTTCGTCAATTGTTTCGCCATGCAACTTTTTGGTTTTTTGTTTATCGGGATTTTCAGGATTTTCAGGATTATGTTCAGGTTTAGGTGTTAATCTCTCTTGTGAAGGCAGATTTGTTTTGGATTTTTTTAAAGCCTCATTTGAGGCCTCTTTAATAGTAATTTTTTGTCGCGTCTTAACAATCTGGGTTAGCGTATTTTCTGCATTATAAATTTTTGGTTCTATTTTTTTACTCTTCATATTTTCTATAGTTCCTTTTTGTTGTATTTGTTGTATTTGTTGTATTTGTTGATCTTTTTTTGTTTTAAGATAATTCTTTTGAACAACTCCTAAATTTTCTTGAAGCTCGCTAAAAAATTGTTCTCTATTTATTAAATGTTCGCTTGTTTTATCAATAATATTTGGACCAACACCCTCACTTGGTATTTGTAGTAATACTCGAAATTGTTGGAGTTTTTTTGGTATTGGTTTTACTTTTAATTGTTCCAGAGCCTCATTTATCATTATTATATATAATTAAATAATATATAATAATAAGTATTTTTAATATTTTACTTAATGATTAATGTTAATCTTTAATTTTTAATATTTTACTTAATGATTAATGTTAATCTTTAATCTTTATTTAAAAGTAAAGAACATTTTTGTTAATGTTGTTTCTACACAAAAAGCTCTATGAATTAATATTGAAGCAGCCATTAATAAGAAAAATATTAACAGTAAATTACTTTTCAGATAGCTACTTATAACATAAGCGAGTAATAATGTTAATAGTGTGTCAACAACCGCAATATTAAATAGTCTTAACGAATGAGCTCCTGTTCCTACTTTTCCAAATATATCTCTATATTCACATAAGCTCATAAATATTATATTATAATATAATATATAAAATATATATATTATATTATAATATAATGAATAAAAAAACAAGGCATAAATATTACTTAAAGAAAAGTAATACTTTAAAGAAAACTAAAAACGGAATACAATCCATGCTTTTAAGTATTGATAATAATAGTCATTATAGCCAAACCGGTGGAGCTAATCCGGGTCCAACTTGGTTCAATACTATATTTGGATTTGAAGAAACACAGATATTTGATAAGACAGAAAAACCTATGCCTATACATATAGCCAATTTTTTCGAAATAAATAAAGAAACTATTAACACTGATAATAAAGATATGCTATCTTCAATAGTTTTATCACTTTCAAAGACTGAAGAAGAAGTACAAAAACATACTCTAATATGTAAAAATGATAACGTTGGAGAAATGTTTAAAACACAATACATTGGAATGTTTAATCGGCCAAGACTTGATGATCTAGAAAAAATCATTGAATCTTCTGAATATGAAGAACATTTAACAAAACTAAAAGGAAAAGATTCAGTTGGACTTACATTTAATCACATTGTAACTCAAGATGTAGCAGATCTACATTGTAATCCAGATAATTCAGGGGCGGTATTTCAAGTTGCCAGCCAGTTCAACTGTCTTGAGATGAAAGACGAAAATAAAACACCTAATGAAGGTATAACTATTTATAGAGAGGATCATACACAGGGTCCCGCTTGTGCTATTGCATGTCCGGCCGCACTCGTGTACCGCAACTACTTTGTTGAACATTATAAAAAAGCTAAAGGAGATGAAAAACATACTGGACAGTGTAATGCTCAAATTGACAATTTAGAAGATATTGATATATTGTTAGAAAACAACACTGGAAAGTTCTGGAATATGAAAAATGGCTATGTGATTATGAACGATCCTAAACCAGATAACTTAGAAAAAGTATCAACTAATATAGCAAATAAAGGAGTAGAAACAGTAACAAAGGCACTACGTATAGGTGTACATTGGTCAACATCTGTTGTAAACAATCAAACTAAAAAACCTGAAGAACATCGTGTATGTCAAGTATATGCGTCCGCGTTACCAATTGGCTATAATGTCTTTGCTATAAAGCCAAATACAGGTGGCTGGGAACCCTTTGCTACTTGTATATTGGATGGTTCATATAGAGCAACTCTTTGTACAGCGGCTTTAATTGCCTTAAAATCACAAACACGTATCAAATGCTACCTAACAAGTATTGGCGGTGGTGTATTTGTTAATGACAATACATGGATAATTAATGCAATAAAAAAAGCTCTTGAAAAATACAAAGATTATCCAATTGATGTTATGTTAGTACATCATAATAATATCCCCGTAAACTATAAAAACGCGATTACTCCAGTCCCACATCCAGAAGCAAACCTACCTGAAACGTGCGGATCGACAAAATTTGATAGTAATGCTTTTTTTAACGCTATTCCTAAAAAAATTAATACAAAAACGAGAGAAATTACTCATCCAATTACAAAAAATAAAATGAGATTATACGCAATAAATGGTTCAATGATTCGTTTTGGAGGTGATGTTATGGTAAATGCTGCGAACGAAGAATGTATTGAAGGTAGTGGTATGGACGGGTCAATTAATAATGAAGGCGGTCCCTTACTAACTGAAGCACGTAAAGCTCTACCTCTTTTAAGTGTAAAACAAAAAATTAGATGTCCTACTGGTGAAGCTAAAACAACAATTGGTGGAAATCTTAATACTTGTCTATGTATTCACGCTGTTGGACCTAATTACAATTCTTATGATAAGGCTGAATGGAATAAAGCCGATCTTCTGCTATATAGTGCATATTTTAATTCCATGAAAGAAGCATATCATCATGGATGTAGTAACATTGCTTTCTGTTTATTATCATCAAGTATATTCAGAGGAGTACCTACAAAAGACAGAGGTTTAATAAATGTAATACGTATTGCTATAAAAGCCGTGGTTGAATTTGCAATAATCGTAGGACATGTAGTTGATGTATTTTTTTACGGATATAAAACGGAAGAATATAATTTGTTAGTTGAGTTAATTGATGCCTACGATCCCAATAAAGAGGATCAAAATTTTAATAAACAATATTTACTTGAAATTAGTAATTTCACAGAAAAAAATCAACTTGATCTAATAACTACACCTCCAAAGTATAATACTCTATTTGAGGCATATAACGCACTAGCAACAGGAAAAGCACCAGTTGAAATAGATATATTTGCAAACTTTAAAAAACGCCTTGAAGAGTACAAACCTGAAAAATTAAAATATGCCGATTATGGGCAAATTATTACGCAAAATCCTACATACCTTAAAGGCATAAGAGCCAAACGTGTAGAAATACTTATTGATACACTTACAAAGTTTGAAAATAATATTACTGACTATTATGAATCGGCAAAAAAAAATATGTTAAAATGGTGTAGCACTACAAAACAACGCGACTCCCGTGGTCTTGAAGTTATAGTTGAATTAAGTGATTGGGGAGAAATGGCATTAAAATGTACGAGAAATTATGGTTCAATATTTGCTTGTTTAAATATGGCAAATGAGACATCACCAGGCGGAGGATATGCGAGTGGACCAGCAGCACAAGAAGAGAATATGTTTCGTAGAACAAATTGTCACTTTTCTATTATTAGAAGAAGTATGTTAGAACTAATTACTAAAAAAAATAATGGATCCACTAATAGATCTTATGAATCTTATATATATAAAGAAGCAATGCAAGATATAATATCGGCTAAAGACGGCACAACATATTTGGATGTAAAACATCCTCGAATATGTATTAAAGACAAGGAAATTGGTGATGGTTCTGATACTCCCAAAAATATTGCAAATATAGGATATACAGATCTTGCTACAGAAAACAGATTTTTATTTTATGAATTACGTTGTGCTGCTATAGATGTTCGTAAAGTTGGTGTATTTAAAAGTGATGATATGGAAAAACGTATTAAGGCACAATTTGAAACACTTAAGAAAAAAAAGGTGCGACATGCTATTTTTGGCGCATTTGGATGTGGTGCTTTTGAAAATCCTCCTAGAGAGGTTGCTACATTATACAACAAATATTTAGAGCAATATAAAGATGATTTTGATGTAATTGCTTTTCCTATTTATTTTGCCGGTAGTGGAGAAGATAACTATCCTATATTTAAAGAGACATTATTAAAAACTCCATCTACTGATACTGGCACTACTAATATTTTTATTAAAGGAGCAGCAGAAAGTGGAGCAGCAGTAAATGAAGCAGCAGTAAATAGAGGAGCAGCAGTAAATAGAGGAGCAGCAGTAAATGAAGGAGCAGCAGTAAATGAAGGAGCAGCAGAAAGCGGAGCAGCAAATAGAGGAGCAGCAGAAAGCGGAGCAGCAAATAGAGGAGCAGTAAATGAAGGAGCAGCAGAAAACGGAGCAGCAAATAGAGGAGCAGCTATAAAAAAAGATGTAGCGGGTAAAAAAAAAATATTAGGCTCACAACAAGCGTCCGCAAGTTCAGAAAACAGCACTGTTCACGAGGACAATGGTACTCCTAGTTCAAGTTTTGACATTTATCCTGAAGGCAGTAACGGACAAGGTATGCTTATAGGTTTTTTAATAGTATGCACATTAGGAATAGGTGCTGTGTCATTCATAAAGTAATAGAAATCATAAAAAAAGAGAATATATAGAATGCTAGAATATAAACCTACTTTTCAATTAATCTAATTGCTTGGTCGCACGCAATTTGTTCAGCCTTTTTCTTAATTTTATGCTCTGCTTTTGTTAAAAACACTAATAATTTGTCACGCTTTTCAAGTAGCTCGTGAATTGCTTTAAATGACCCTAATTGCTCATAACTATATGCATTAGCAATATTTGCATTATGAATATTTTGCCCAAAACAAATATAAAGACCCATTATATATAATTTATCACTATCGTCATCATCGTCCATTTTAGGAGTTTTTAATTCCACATAGTCAGGCGTGATTTTGAATTCTTTTTGAATAATTACTTGAAGCTTATTTTTATAGTTATCATCATTATTGATTAGATTAGTCCAATCAACGTGCTTTTCGAATACATTTTCAACGAAAATTTGCGCCATTTGTAGTCCAGGACCGCAATTGAATACATTTGAAAACCAGCCATATTCGTCATTAATAGAAATGCGATTAAAGTCTAGGAAAATAGCGCCAATAAATGCTTCAAACAAGCAACCCAGTTTTTTCAAATTATTGCGAATATTTTTCTCTTCTGCGTGCCGAGAAATAATATAATATTTGTTTAGACCCATTTCAAGGGCAACTTTTCCAATATGCTCATTTTTGACTAATGCAATCTTTTTTTCAGTCATAAATCCTTCATCTGCTTTAGGAAAGCGTTTATACAAATAATATTTTGTAATAAGTTCTAAAACACCATCGCCAAGAAATTCAAGGCGCTCGTTTGATTTTGTTTTAAGAGGTAAACAGTGGTCCGGTTTATTTGCAATAATAACATTTGCCATCGAATTTTCTAATTTAGGGCGTTTTGTATAAGATTTATGAATAAATGCTCGTTTATATAATTCCATATTAAATGGTTTAGTAACAATTCCATATTTTGATAGCAATTCTTGAACATTAGCGCTTGTTATTTCTTGATTACTTGTGTTAAAAGGATTGAACAGGACTTCTTCATTATTTTTAATAATATGTGTTTCATTGTCGCTATCTGAGCTACTATCTTCCTCACTATTAATATCTTTTAGACAATTGTTGCTATTTAAATTAACTGTAGGCATTTATATTAATATTTTAATTTTAATAAAGTATTTAAGACAATTTTTTATTTTATTTTTATATTATTTTAATTAATTTATTTTATTTTAATTAATTTATTTAATACTATTTTATTTATTTAATACTATTTTATTTATTTAATTTAATATTATTTTTAAAAAATAAAATATAATCTATTATTATAAAAAGATGCCAAACGGCGGTAACGTCGGTAAAAGAATTACTAAAAACTTAACAGGAAGCAACTTATACACAAACAACACTTGTCAGTTTGGCTCGATGGCTGGTCTCAATCCTACTGTTGGTGTAAGACCTAATGTTACAGGAATTCACGGATACAAATATTTACGCACCGCTGCAAACGGCGTGGATTGGGAGTCAGGTGCCTCATTAAATACTCAAGATGTTGCCAATGGTTGCGGTTTTCTAAGAACATGCGAGGATGGTAGAAAATGCCTCAATATGATGGGCCCAGCAGGAAAAGGCACCTTCATTCGTTATGACACTGTTCGCAATAGAAATTTATTAGGTTAAGAGAAGAGAGAAAGGGGGCTTATAATATTATTTGAAAACAACTTAAAATAATATTATAAAACTATTTAATAGGTGTTACTTTAAAGACCAGCAATGCAACTATTAATAGACTTACGAGAACCCAAGACGCTTGTTCAGAATATTATTTCATTAAATGAGGCATCCAAAACAAAAGTTACAATTATTCAAAAAAATCTTGATATTGGTGATTATGTTTTTTACGATGAAGTACATGAACAACCCTTGTTGATTATTGAACGTAAGTCGCTAAGTGACTTAGAGGCGTCAATTAAAGACGGACGCTATAAAGAACAATCCTTTCGCTTAAATGAGGCACCAACTCATAATCATAATATAATTTATTTATTAGAAGGAGCAATCATTAATTATAAAGAGGTCAATTTTAGAAGCACCTTATATTCAACATTATTTTCTCTCAATTATTATAAAGGTTTTTCTGTTATTAATACTTTAAATCAAACAGAAACAGGAATAATGCTAATGGCATTTGCTTCCAAAATTATGCGTGAAAATAAACCGGGGTTCTATAGTAATATTAATAGTAATATGTCATCGGCTACTACACATATTCAAAATAGTGACGAATGCTATATTGAAACAATTAAAACAAGCAAAAAAGCACATATAAATAGAGAGAATATTTTTCAACTTATGTTAATGCAAATCCCAGGTATTAGCAGTGTATCAGCATTAGCTTTAGCAAACGAATTTAAAAATATGGAGAGTTTGCTTAAATCTCTCAAAGATGAAAATACTAAGCCATTTGAAAATATTAAACTAGCAAGTGGACGTAAATTAAATAAGAATATAGCAACATCATTAAAGTTATTTTTGAGTTAATAACTAATTTATAATTTATTATAATTTATTATAAATTAGTTATTAGTTATTATATTTAATATAATAAATAATAAATATAATAAATAATATATAATGAATAATACACATTCTAATAAAGAAGATTATACACCTTCTAATTCTAATAAAGTAATTAGTAGAAAAACTAAGCCTAGGAGTAGGAGTAGTTTTAAACAAAAAGGAGGGGCTTTTGGTGATGACTTTGCTGGTCTTGCTATTTCAGGGAATAACTATTGTTGGTTGGCAGCTTCTATCCAACTTTTATGGAGTATTAAGCCATTGCGTGATTTTTTATTACAACATAATCTTGATGCTACAATTAGTACACAAGAATATATTACAGAGTTAGAGGAAACACAAAAATTTAATGACGAAATAGCAAAGTATACTTTTGAGAACCTTGCGACTGCATTTAAACCAAGAGGTTTCAGTCCTATTTTTTTTAA